GCCTTGTACGGTGCACCTCGTGCCCACCGGATCACCCAGGGCACGAAACCATACCCATGTTCAGTCGGCTTGCGAATGATCTGGTCTTCCACGAACAGGGCATGCCAGGTGTCGTCGTAATAGGCCGTGACCTTGACGAGATCGGTCGGCTGCTTCCCCTCCAGAAGGTCCTTGGCCTCCGGCCACTCGTCCAGAGTCTGCGACACTGTCTGGTAATACTGGTGGATCACGTACCGGATCTCGCCCCGGCCCGGTGACGGATAGACCTGCCGCGGATCGTACAGTGTCACCCGGACCGGTGGCTCCTCCGGGCCAGAGGCATCCGGGTCATACTCGATCCGGGCCGCCACCCAGCCGCGCAAGGCAAAGAAACGGGCAATGTCGCTCAGGAGGGGATTATTGAGCGAATTCTCGTGCTGCTCGCTCCAGTACTCGAGAAGATACCGGCAATAATTTTCGACCTTCTGAGCCTGATAACGCCCCTTTTCATTGTAGACCGGGACCTCGATGACCGGAATCTCGCTGCCCAAGATGTCCGCGATCTTCTCCACAATGGCGAAGGGTGTGTTCTTGATGACGATCTCGCCAGGACCGATCACGGGCTCGGTCATCTCGTAGAGGTCCTGGTCCTCGTCCATCCTCTCGTCCCGGAGACGCCAGAAGGTAACCGTCTGTGTCGCCTGAGACAGGATCCACTGCGGATCAGGCTTCTTGCGCTTCTTCTTCGGCTTCTCGGTCGGACCAGGCAAGGGAGGCTCGGACAGGTCGGGCGGAATCTGGATCGGCTCTTCGGATGTTCCATCCGAAGGGCGAGGCGCGATCATGCCGGGCATTCCTGGCGGAATCGGGAGCACCACAGACCTGCCTCCTCACCACACGTCATAGGCCATCCGTCTCCGAGTCGGCTCAGGACGACTGATCGCCCGGAATGACGGCTGATTGACGAAGAAATACTCGACCGCCGATCGATAGTGACTCGTCCAGTTGTGAATGGGCTTGGACAGGGCCGAAATGCGCTGGGAATCCGGATTGACGTCCGGAAAACGCGCATTCAGCATGGCCTCATCGACCGGCGAACAATCGATCACGGTTCCCGGATCGACATGCACCTCCAAGTTGCGGAGACCGAGCTCGGTCTCGGTCTTGCGCGTCCGAAAGTCATTGGCCCGGGGATTGGTCACGATGGCGATGCCGAATTCACGCAGCCGGTCGATCACGCTCCGGGCCGTGTCGGCCGAACGTTGGCTCCCGGCCGGATCGCCATAATTGACCGGCTGGCCCCATGTCCCATGGATGGCGATCTTCTCCCTCTCCTGAGCCGTGTACTCGTACGGCCAGTCGGACGGGATATAACCGAGCACGAACGGGACATAGAAATCGATCGGCTTGCCCTGATTGGAATAACAGTCCAGCATACGGACACGCTTGGAAACCGGATCCTTCTGCCACCAGATGATTGCGGTGGGATCGGCCACGCCGAAGTCCCAGGACGTGAAGACCGGCCAACCGGGAACGTACGGGTAGATCCCCTTGGGAACGTCCACCCAACTCGGATAGACCAAGCCGGTCATGCTACCGGCATAACTGATGTCGATTTCCTGAGCCAGGTCTTCCGCGGTATAACGGGCCTTCTGTTTCTCGTACCACTGGTCATCCTTGCGCGGGTGCATGCGCCAGTGGATCCGGAGATGCGGATACTGCCCACTGTGCACCATCCGGCCGAAGGTATTCATCCGGTTGGGTGTCGAAACCGCGATCCGACAATTCGTGGCCGAACCAGCCGCCCGCCAGGCCGAGGCAAAATCGGGCCAGAAGGCCGCCTCGTCGAAGAACACGACCGAATACCGTCCTTGGCGGGAGAACTGGGCATTGGCCGATTCACCGACCACGTAATTACCGTTCTCGGGATTGACCAGCTTGAGAAACTGCCGATGCCGACCAAAATCAAATCCGGCCGGCAACATCCAGCCCGGAATCCGGCGCAGCATGTACTCCAGCTTCCCGAAGTGGCTGTCCCAAGTCCGGTTATCGACCAGGTCTTCCTTGCGGCTACCGACCAGAGCCGCGAATCCCGGTTCGAAGAGCCACTTGTGCAAGATCCAAGCCAAGGTCACCCAGGTCACGCCCATGTCGCGAGACTTGTCGATCAAACCGTCTTGGTTGTTCCGGTACCGCTCCTCCAGCCAACGCATGAGCATGACCTGGAAGTCCCACAGGATGAACGGGAGGTCGTGCGGCTTGGCCTCCGGACGAGGATCGAAGGTCCAGAGAGCGAAATTGGTGAACCAGGCCGGATCCTGCCGGCACCGTTCGCGGACCGCTTGCCTCACTTCGGCCGACCGGTTGGCAGCAGCCAGGAGGCGCAGACGCTCCTGGAGAGTCGGTGGATCGGCCGGGAGGAACATGGCTCACGTCACCTCCCGGCTCTGCTCCAGGAGAAGCCGGGCCAAGACCACCTCGTCCGCGTCCTCCGGTACCGGGACGCTCGGCTGAACAGGCTTCCGTTCCGGCTCCTTCTTGGCCGGATGCCGGTTCAGGAAGCCAAGGATTTGGCAGAGGAGCTCGACGGCCTTGAGTTGGTTCTTGGTGTCCGATCGGTCCTCGATGATCTCCCGGAGGGCGATGGCCGCCGGCTCCGTCATGAGGGCCACCCGCTCCAGGAAAATCTCGCGGAGGACCTGGACATCCCGACGCCGGATCTCCTCGTTCTGCCGCTCCCGTTCCCGGACCTTCTCGGCCCAGTTGTACCGATGATACCACTGGTTGAGCTTGGGCTTGTGGAGGGTAGGAACCGCGTCCCGACCCTTCTCACGGGAAATCTCCAGGATTTTCTCCCAGAGCTTCCGAAGAGACCGCTCGGGCCCCAAGGACCAGTAGATCTCGAAGGCCTGCTCGGCCAGGATCTTGTCTCTAGTCTCCTTCCCCGGATTCTCCATCATCAACTTGGTCACCCCCCATCCCAACGAGGGCCGGCCCGGAAAGTTCTTGTTCCAGTCGGCGTCCGATCTCACGGGCCGCGGCATACATGGCCTCGAGTTGGTT